AGCCATTTTACACCAGCCTTTGCCAACTTGTCAAGATATTTTGGTTTACAAGTGTCAACCCGTGAGTATGCCCATATGTTGAAGTCATATCCACGTTCGATAATCAAATCGCAGATTGCTTCAAAATGTCTTGGATTCAAAACAAACAACTCATCTGCAATTTTGATGTTGCGAACACCTTGTGATGCAATGTAATCAAATTGTTTGATAATAAACTCAGGCGACCACCAACGAAACACATTACTGTCAGCAGAAGAAACGTCAGCACCTTGTTTTGTTCGATTAATAATATTAATCATACAGAATGAACAACGATACGGACATCCAAGACTCGTATATAAGGCAGCAAATGGTTGTTTCTCTGTGTTATTACTCCATGAATGCCAACCCGCTGTACGATACTTATCTAATGATGGTAATAAATCCCATGCCATACCAGGCAAATCGATTTCCAATCTATCTTTTGAAACGATTTCAGACGACTGATTCATAATGATATGACCATCTGATGCTCTGAAACAAAGACCTTTTACTTTTTGTAATTCAGTATCGTCAAATCGTGAGATGCTCAACAAATCACGAATGGTATACACACCTTCATTCTGACATACTGCATCAATGAAAAGTTCTTTGCGTAGTGTCTCATCAGGCAATGCTGCTACATGACCACCAACAAAAAGAATAAAAGTATCTGGTGCCAGATTACGAAGTTCTCTAGCAGTTGCCGTAGCACCTTCCATATTCTGAGAAGATGCTGATGGTTGTTGACCGTACACAACAAAACATACAACTTTTGCTTTATAGTCTGTTATACGTTTTGCTGCGGAAATATAATCTAGTTGCTCCGCTTCAGCATCAAGTATTTCAGGTTTAAACCCAACTGCTCTCATACTGTTTGCTAACATTGCCGCCCATATAGGCGGTTCTATTGCAGCATTTTTGTTTGCTAATCCTTGATAGATTTTTTCTGATGCGTTTGGGTGTACAAATAATATGTCAATCATACAGGTTTACCTTCGACAATATGAATCATTGTGGTTCCATCTTCTATATCAAATGCTGTTGCCAGTCGATGTAATGTTTTGCCATCTATTACATCACCAGGCCAAACTACTTTTTGTTTTTTATCCGTCACAATACCACCTTTTGTAATCACAAATATATCTCTTTCTTCTTTATCTAAAATTTGTTCTTTGTATTTTACTTTCAGATGTGAGATGTTACAACCATTTTTGTAAAACTGATGTGGTATCATCTCTGCTTCTGGTATCCACAAACAATATTCATCTTTTTCTGTATGAAAATTTTCACCTTCATATTCAGTTCCAGCACGGCCGTATGCATCTTCAAGACGAACCAAATCGTGTTTATCTTCTGGTGTTTCTATCTCCAGAATAAATGAATCTGTCACTGCTTTTGTTGAATGGAAACGTGAACGAAAGATGTGTATCTTATCTAGACCTTCAAGTATCACTGAGTTTCTGAGAAAAGAAAGTTTTGCTTTGCCTTTAAGAACAACAAATCCTGTGTTCTTATTTGGATGACAATGCATAGAAGTTTCTTTGTCTTTTTCTATGTGTAAGTACCATATGGCAACTTCTTCATTACGATAACAAAGATATTCTTTGCCCCAAGGCTTCTTCACGATAACATTATTATAATCCATAATTAGTGTAGTTTTTTGTTTTTTACTTCCTGAATGTGTTGTAACAACTCTTGCATCATTTCTTCTTGCTGCTGTTCTTCATCATCATCTTTATCTTGTTCATCTAACAAATCTTCAAGCAACTTGTCAGAGTCAGCCATATCATTGACTGTGCGTTCAACTAATCTGTCATAATATCTTATCATTGCTTCTTTAGGTTCAATAACAGTGACGATATCAGATGTATATACCAGTGCAGAGTTTTCTTTTATCAGTTCAACGGGCAACCAAGGCATCATCATCATTACAGTTTGACCTGTAGGCATACGACGAAACACTAGACGCATTGGGTCATTGAGTTGTATTTGTTCCGAATCTTCCTGCTCAAACATAGAAGCCATGATATCTTCACCAGATTGCATTCTTATAAGTTTTACGTTATGCATTCTTGACCTCTATATTGTAAAATTTATACTTAAACTTTTCTTCATCGTATATTTTAACACGTTCTTGAAGATGTTGCAACGTGTAATTGACATGTTTGCCTATACGGAAATCATCGGCAATATCATATAAGACTGCTTCGGTTTTATTTTCTCCGATTCGTAATCCTCTTCCGATTGATTGTAGATTACGTACCCTAGACTTAGATGGTGATGCAAAGACAACATTGTGGAGATTACGAATGTTGATACCAGTGCTGAATGTACCATAAGAAGCAACAATAATCGCATCATTTTGTTTCTCCGTTATTGCACGGACTTGTTCACGGACTTCCACATCTGTTCCACCATACACAAAAAAAACATGCCTGTTACCAGCTTTTTCTTGAATGAGTTTGTAAAGTTGTTTGCCATGTTTCTCTACCAGATTGAATAATATAAGTGAGTTGCCTTCTAGTGACAATGCTAGATTGCGAATGAATTCATTTCGTGCCCTACTACTGACTATGTAGTCTATCTCAGATTGATAGTCCCAATTGCGTGACATCTTACAAATATCATCTGGATGCTTCAACACTAAACACTTGATACGAAAATCTGCAAGTTGTTTGTTCTCAATAAGTTTGGATGTGGTAGTAGATTGATATACGGGACCGAACAAACCCTCCAACACTAACTTATGTGTTTGTGTACCGTCAACTGTACCAGTGCAACCAATGCGATAAGAAGCATTCTTCAGACCAGTCATGATAGTAGTCAATGACTTTGCTTTGAACTGATGTGCTTCATCACCTAAAACAAAATCAAACTGCTCAAAGTATTCTGGTGGATTCTTGTAGATAGATTGCCAAGTAGTGATGGTCAAAAACTTATCTGTATGCTTGTCTTTTCCCGAATACTGTCGATGGGCATACTCTGCGGCATCATATCCATATGATATAAAATCAGCAAACATTTGCTCAACAAGAGAAGTTGTAGGAACAATTAGCAGTCCTTTCTTGTAACCTTTATGTTGTAGATATCTAAGAATAAGATATTGAATCAATGACTTACCAGAACCAGTAGGCGATAGTAACAACATTCGCCTGTTTCTGACGGCAGTAATGAATGCTTTAGCTTGATAATCATAGACACCTGATGTTATAATGCTCTTGTCTAGATTCAAGTCATCAATAAAGGCTTTAGCCTCTGCAACAGAAAAGTTCTCAGTAACATTTACAGGCGTATCAATACCAAGTTTGTATCCTCTCTCATCACAAAACTTTTCAATGTACGGTACAAGACCATGATAGATTGTATATGTACGTAAATCAGCAAGCCTTATCTTGCCATCCCAAAGTTTGTTTTTGTATGCAGGCATGAACTGATAACCTGGCACGAAGAATGTAAAGTAATCAGCAAGTTCTTGTGCAACACTTTTTTCACAATCAAACTTAATGAATGCCTCATTCTGTTTATAGAGAACAATATCAAACACCTTGAATAAACTTTTCCCAATCTATGAATGAACGCAACTCCCACGTTCTGTTATTTAATTCTTTGAGTATTGCTTGGCAGACTTCTACAATCTCTTCATGTAGAAGTTTTCTTGCAAGATACTTGTTGACATCTTCATCTGCTTCTAAGTATGTATTGATTTCTGATTTGAGGGTATAAGGAAATGGTTGCCATCCATATTTTGCTAAATCATCTTCATCTAGTTTACCTGTATAGTATTCCCATTTTAATTTTCGCCATTTATTATACTGAAACTCTGCTTCTTTGGCCAATAGGCGATGTGATGATAAGATATTCAGATATTTGGAATGTAATTTTGGAATGTCAATCAGTGCCTTACCTGGTTCAGTGCGGTCAATATTAGAATCCGCAGTCCACATTTGTAATACTTCGTCAAGTTTGCTCATAGTCTATCTCCTTACTAGGAGTATATCACATTTAGAATAATTTTTCTACATTATAATAGGTGAATCTGAATGTAGCATCGGCAGTAATAATCGTATCCGGTGTATCGGTCGATGATACTACAAATCCAGATAATGAGATGGGAAATAAATCTTTGAAATTGAAACGATAATACGGCTTATTTGATGCTGACAGAATTGTAACTGCTCCATCGGCATACTGTGGTGTTGCTGTAACTTGTGCCGAATTGAACTGTGTTAGTTTACCTAGACTCTGATACTCTTCATACTCGGTTGGGAATGTCATGGCACGAATCCAATCATGTACTTCTAACCAACTCTTCATCTCAGCATCAACAATAAAGGTAATGTTGAGTACATCATACACAGTCTTTTCACCTGGCGCATACAGTTCAACGAATGGATTCTGCACTGGAATTTCAGACGTTGAAAGACCTGGCAAAGAAATAGTCTGACAAAAGTATTGTAGATTAGGTGCACGTGAGAAATTCAGCGTGAACTTATTCGGCTGTAGACTGTTTGGATTAGTTGGGTTTCGTGTTAGAACTGTCATATCTCTATTTATATACGTAAAAAAAGAGACACCCGAAGGTGTCTCTCTAAATCCCACTCTGTGGTGGTTATTTAATTACATCAGGTTCGCAATACGGAAACCACGGTAGTAGTTGTTTGTCTGTGCGTTCAGAGCGCCAAGACCTTGATCTGTACCTTCTG